CGGTATTGTGTTGATAACATATGTTAATGTATGTAATTAATATAATTTATAACACTAGCACTGGTGTACTAAACCCATGCTTGTGCTGCAAGTGTTACTGCTAGTGATAAAGATACTCCCATAATGGTAAGTCTACTCATCCACCACATGATCTCGTGCTTATTTTTTGTTATCGTTGTCATGATTAATGTCCCATTGGAATACCTGAGGCCATCATTCGAGAGATGTTATCAACCTCTTCACTACAACAATAATCAACAAAATGAGGATGCTCCTGTAGATAGGGAACATCCTCCTTTGAGTGTTGTATTGCTTCATATGAATCTGTAGCGTACTCACAGATTTCAAAATGATGATGTTGTGTGTCGTGATATCCGACAGTGTAATGCTTCTGTTGCGTTAGGGGCATGATTCTTTCAATCCCATACTACCCATATTTATAGCACAAAGTAGTAAAAAATACCTATTTGTGTGTGGACTCACTGACTCTGTTAGGAAGTCCCAACCTTCTCTTCATAGAAAGTATTTCCATGATATCCAACCATAATATTCCACCATTCTCCAGAACCATCTTCTCTGTATGCTTCTAAAATTGTGTCTGCTCCATTGTTAGTAGTCCACTCTCGAACCCACCACTCCTCAGAGTCGTCCCACTCATAACCATTCTTAAGTAAAACTGATTCTTCCATCTATAGTACCTGAATAACTCCATAGCAGTCAGGGATCTCATGAGTTAACTTAGCTTCTATACCTTGCTTCAAAGTAATAGCACTCATTGCACAAGTAGAACATGCACCTCCCAATCTAACTTTAACAAAATTAGTTTCGTGTTCTATTTCTACAAACTCAAGAAAACCACCATCTGCTTCTATGTATGGAAGTAATTCTTCTAGAACTCTTATCACATTCTCTTCTGTCAGTTCCATATGTGTTGCCAAATAATGTTGTCTTTTAAGATATTCATATTGATCATTATCCATTATAACTTTTCTTTTTAGGTTTATCAGCCTTGTTCTTTTTTTTCTTTTTCTTTTTGTTTCCGTTGCCACCACCAAGGAATCTATAACGAGGAGCCATTATTCACATCTCTTGAATATTTTCTGATCCACCTACAGCAAAAGGATTATACTTTGCTGTTGCAATCTTATACATTTTTTCATGTACATTTTCTTTTTTCTTGTCCTCTTCTTTCATAGGTTCATCTGTAGCAATAGGCATAGAATCTAAGGGGTTATATTTGTAATTAGGGTCAAACCATGCATCATATGGAAGTTCATCTGGTGCAGGGTATGTCATAGCAGTATAGCACCTATGACAAGTCCTTTAGCAAAGGCAACGCAAAGCATCTGGTAGTCAGTTAATTTAAACTTCTCTTGAAACTTCTTTGCTAAGTTTCTATCCCATTCAACTACCTTATCAAATCCTTTTTTAAGATTAACATTCCACATTGTATCCCTCCTCTTCTAATACGTTTAAAAGATATTCGTGATTTTTGAATTTAACACCCTTCTTTGATAAAAGAATCATCTTTGTTACAGTCATTTCATCACTGTAAAAAATTGTTGGTTGTTCTCTACAATCACCACTCATTTTTTTTCCTCCTCTGTGATAGTTTTATAATACTTAAGTTCTTTCTTAAGTACTAAAACTTCTTCTTGAAGTTCTTTTTTTTCTACTTGCAAGCTTTTAATTTCTTGTTCGTATACAATAATCATTTGTTCCAATCGAAGGACATCATTCTCTAGATCCCATCTTGGTTTGGGATACGGATTGTTCATTTTGCTAATTATTTACTCAATTAACTATTTCTTTATTTTATTTCAGTATCTTCAGGAACACAATCTTTACCCATTTGTGCCATGTCTGCACCGATGTTTCCACCTTCTTCCATACCCATCATCGTCGCAGCACCAGCAAGAACCCAACCAACATAAGGTACAGAGGCGAGACCAGAACCAACAGAAGCACCAATGCTACCCCCGACAAGCTTCCCTGTTGATCGTCCACCACCTGCTGCCTCGATGCACTCGATGGTTCTTGCACTGATCTTTTTTTCTCCTCCTTCTCCCCCCAGTGTGGCAGGATCTTGCCATGACCTATGGTTGGATACTGGTCCACCTTGATGGTAGGATCCGTCCATAACATATTCTTCAGATACTCTGGTAATGTTATTAGATAATCCCAGAAACCCACCCTTTCTTTTAATATCCTTTTGGACACTCATTACAGTAGGGTCGTTTGCCTTATAATTGATACTATATCCATCTTGATTTGCCATCACATTATAAGAGGTGTAATCTCCAACTGGAACATTGACTGTAGGGAATTTACTTTCTCTATTAGCAAGCATTCCAATCATCCCAACATGAGATAATGCAAGAATACTACCTACAGTTCCAATTGATATCCACTTCCACTTATAATCCATAATACTATCCTCCAATTACATTTTAAACGTATCTGATGATTTATCATCAACAGTACTAATCTTAATAGGTGCTTGCTCAATCTTAATTGTTTGAGTAGGCCCAGTCTGAGATGCTTTTTCAATTAACAACTCAAGATCTTTCTTGCTGATGCCACCACCATTACCATTGCCGTTACCATTACCATTTTGCATCTTCATTGTTCCATCACCCTTCTTGGATGCGGTTTGAATTCCGAAGCTGGCTAGAACCCCTGTAAAAACTGAAGCTATAAATGTTGGATCAATTTTCTGTTGAGGAACACCTGGTATAGCTACATAATTTAAAGTCAAGATTCCTCCCGACCAGGCAAGGACTGTAATTCTGACAGCTGTAGAGATGATTGCTGCTTGCTCATCAGCATCTGGAAGAATGGCATCTTTTAGTTTACCTAATGGACCTTTCTTTTCTTCTTCATCTTTTTTAATGTCTTCTTTGACATCGCTACGAACTTCAGCCATGGGATCTATATATCTACATTATATATAGACACTTCCAGAATTTAATGTTCTCTTAAAGAGAAAAATCAGGAGTAGCAGGTGCTGCAGCTTGTGGAGTAGTAGGGGCAAGATCAGGAGTTCCAATAGGAAGATCACTACCTAAACCAGCACCACCAAGACCACCACCAAGACCACCAAGACCTCCAAGTGCTTTCTCTGTGACGCTTTCTATTATTGCGTCCTTGTTAACGTAAACGTAAGCACCAGTGCCAACAACGGCAACAGATACAGCAGCAGACGCAATAGCAAGTACATTGATTAGTTTTTGCATTGTTCTTAAATAAGTATTTTATTTATATTTCTTACCAGTATAGTATGCTTTGAAGTAATTTGCAAGTCCATTAGTGGTATATTGTTTCTCACACCACTCATGAGCACATTCATAGATTGCTGTTGCAGGAGATGATGAACCAAAGTTTGCCATCAATAACCTTAAAGAATTCTGTCTTAATTTAAATTTTTCTTCCGTTAATTCTTTTCCTAATTTGTCAAATACTTCTTCAGTCGTACCATTAACTCTGGTATCAGTCTGATCGTAAGTGATGTTGTTAGGCATTGTTCTGAAGGATGTTTTTCTATTCTATAATAAATTTATATCTTGTCAACCATCATCAAAAATAATGCAAAGATGAAAACCACCTGACCCATTACTAATATTGTATTACTAAGAACATGATCCATTATATTATACCTAATGATCCTGCAGTAATTCCTACTGCCAAAAAGAAACCAAACTCTAGCAGGCCATGAGCACCTACAGGAGTATTGATTAATATATTATTGAAAAACGATAGATCCGACATTTGTGTATGCTACGAGGGTTACAACCCCGACGAAAATTGCTATTGGCATAGTAGGTAAAAATACTCTCTGTATTATATAGGTATTTCTACCTTGTTGTCAAGAGAATAGTGACACCTATCACACCGACCATTGCTAAACGACCATTCCATCGTTCAGCAAACCTCCAATATGGGTGAGACCAATCCATTATGCCCCAGAAGGTGCATAGAGTGGTTGATTCTGATCAACCCTTATACCTTTACCACCATCCTGATCATCGTCATCATCATTAATTGCACGAAGAATAAGTTCAATCAATACTAAACATCCTACGGGGTAGAAACACCATAGGATTGCTGTGAATGGAGATATACTGTCTGTTGCGGCTACGAAGTCGCCCATATGTTTTGATTTGGTAATAAGTTAAGAGTAATTATTTAGTTTTGTAAAGACTTTGGTTAGGTAATTATACTAACCAAGGAACCTGCTGTAGCAGAAACTGCTAACCAAGGTAAGTTTATTACTAATAATATTTTTGCAAGAGTAGATCTCTTGATTGTGAATAATGTACAAGTCATACCAGTACCCCAGTAAAAGTACTGATGCTTGCTGCTACCATAAAGATATATGGTACGACCTTTAGGGGTACTGGATGTCTCATTATACGAAACCAGGAATGATTTGTCCTGTTAGTGAATAGGATATGATTAGTGCTCCACATCCAGCGATGGCAAAGATGCCATTCCATTTCTCAGCAATAGAGAAGTCTACCTTCTCTTCAGTTTTTGGTGTTTGCTTTGTCATTAAACGATACCAGGAATAAGGTTGCCAGTTGTTGCGTATGATGCACAGAGTACAATGAATCCAATCATTGCTGCTCTGCCATTTGCTCTTAAAAAGATTTGCTTATTGTTCATTAGAATATACCAGGAATGATTTGACCTGTTGTTGCGTATGCTCCGATTGCTGCTACGAATCCTAGCATTGCCATCCATCCGTTAAACTTTTCTGCTTCGGGTGTCATTTGTTTTCTCCTTTTTAAATTGTTAGGGGTAAAAGTGACTCGCTATTGCGAGTGGTGTAAAGACCTATTGGTCAAAAGATGCCAGGTATAACCCAGCCAGTAAAACCGTAGTTAACTACGGCAGCGAAGAAACCCATCATCGCAAGGCGACCATTGATTTGTTCTGCGTTCTTCCAGT